GACGCAAAACCCAATGCTACCGCTAGCTCAATGTTTGGCTAGTGGGTATTGTAGCTATTGACCCCGGTGGTAATGGCTCGACATGCTTCCTCCCTAGTGATGGGGAGGGAGCTGTTATTAGCTTCGCTGACCATAAAAAACATAACGCACTCAGTATTTATAGTTTTTTAGAAGATTTACCAATTGAATATATTGTTATTGAGGATGTCCATTCTTTATACGGGATGTCTGCAAAAAGTAATTTCAATTTTGGATTTAATCTAGGAAGCATTACTGCTGTAGCAGAATTACAGGATGTACCGCTTTTCAAAGTACAACCTAAAGTTTGGCAAAAGTATATTGGGTGTACTAAACCTTCAGGTAAAGAACTAAAGAAAGAGATTGGTAATATTGCTATAACGTTATACCCGACAGCATCAATACATGGATCTCGGGGTGGTTTACTTGATGGAAGAAGTGATGCACTAATGATTGCTCACTATGCAAAACATAATATAAGGATTCCAGATGAAATTGACACTTGAAATTAATCTTGAAGAAGCACTCAAGATTTTGAATGATTTAGATATTGACGAAGTAGCTATTAAGACTACTGACGTAGTTACAGTAAATACTCATGTACCCAAAACACGTAAGACAACTAATAAAGCTACAGATGACATGCTTTACCAACCTGCTAAGGGTAAGCGTAGAGATCACTTAGATATGGCTAAGGGAGAGCGTGAGCTAGAGTTGGGAAGACGTATGACTCCTGAAGAAGAGGGAGAAGTAGAAGCTAGATTTGAAGATAAGCACCAAAAAACTAAAGCTGCTAAAGAGAAAATCAAACAACAGATTCATGTAGAAGAAGTAGCTAAAGAAGTACAGGAAGCTATTAACACAGAATCTAATGATACTCTCGTGGAAATAGAAACCCCCACTGAAGGGGCATCCATTCCTGCTACCGAGAATCTAGTAGAAATAGATTCGATGTTTAAGGCGTAAGTGTATCGTAAAGAGCTACTGCTTGATCGTACCCGTAGTTAGGATCAGTAACAATCTCCAATCCCCTTAGCTGATTCATCAGCATAGGGGACATGTTACCCATCAAGATACTACTAGCGATATTACCCATAGCATCAAAATCAGTTGAGAACTGGATACCAGCAGCAATTGCAGTATTCACAGGGTAATCTGATACGAGGTCAACAGATACTCTCTGATTTCTGAAGAAGTATCTAGCAAACCACCACAAACCCATATCACTAAGCATTTGTAACTTAGGAGACAAGTTCTCATCAAAGACAACAAATGCTCTTAGTGCTTCAATAAGTTCTGCATCCTTTGCAGCCTTAATACTAGTACCATTCTTCCTAGCCATGTCACCTGCATGCTCTACCATTACATATCTAGCTAAAAGATCTGTCATGGCTACGATATGCTTAAGACCTAAGAATAATTTACTATTTGGAGTAAGTGCCAATATCTGTGCTACTTCAATAACACTATTAGGGATCTTTCTTCCAGCTTTAGTACCTAGAGCTTTATCAACTAAATGCTCATAGTACCCAGTATGAGATGCATCATTTACTTCCTCTACAATCATGGACTGCAATCCTAATTGGAAGAAATTGTGCATAGGGTTATTTTCTAACTTCTTAGATAAGATAACAGCCTCTCTACTCTGTTTGGCATTATCATCTAAATTATACTTCTCAATATAATCACGTAGAACAAGTAACTTTTTGTAATCAACTACGTAATCTTGATAAGCTAAATAACCCTCTTTAACTTTCTTAGCTAAGTAAACAGGACCAATTCCACGAATTGTTAACTGGTATATATTAGATACCAAGTTACTCTTAATAACTTGAGTAGTACCCAGAGCAATCTTCTCTACAGCAGACTTCATGACAGATGCTAACAGGTGAGTAGACCTGTTTACCCATTTATGTAGTTCAGGGAAATTACGCTCATTGATGTAGAGGTGGGAGACAGTTTCTTGTTCAAAACCAAGAGTCTTATCTAGAATATTCTCTCTAACTAGGAATTCTCCAGATTCATCTCGATTATTCCAAATCTCCTTCTGAGTATACGAAGGTAATCTATTGTAATAATCGATGTACTCTGGGCTAAGAAGATTAATAAACATACGCTTATTCTTCTTAGTGATATTACTAGTTTCCTCTAAGTAGAGATCTACTAATGCTGAATTAACTGTCTGTGAGTTAATCTGGTCATAGTAGTTAGACTTCATATGAGCCAGGACATCTGAAAATTTCAGATCACTATTAAAGTGCTTATTCTCTACTTCATTAGGGAGAATAGCCCTATACCCAACAATACCGTATCCAACTTTTCCAGTTTTCGTACGGAATGCTTTGCGAATAGGTCGGACATTTACTGGGTATTTGATATTCTGTTTAGTTAACTGTTTCTGAATCCGCTTCACTAAACGAGGATCAACCTTATCCCCAGAAGTATTCAGCCTATGAATATCCAACTTAAAGGAAGGGGTTTGCTCAGTAAATGAAGCAATACCACTAATTAACTTAGTTGTAGGAACATATTTGCCTACATAAAGGTAAGTCTTCTGAAATCCAGCATTGGAATCATTCAACCCCGGAATCATTCCAAGATCAATACGTACTGGATAACCTAATTTTTTAAAGTGAGTAGCATCACTAGCAGTACCAACTCTGTAGTTCACAAAAGGATCTTGACGTTTCTTGATATACCCTTTCTTCATTTCATAAGGGTTATCGAACAGGTTCTTAGCCACATCAGTCTTATAGTGCATATGCTCCAGAAGTAAATCATCTAAAATTTTAGGAGAAAGTTTCCTTAATAAACTGGATTCATTCAACTTAGGAATAGACTGTAATGCCTGTACAGATACATAAGCATCTACTGACTCTAGCACTGCGGATGTAGGTAATTTACCCCTAAATTTATCAAGAACAATTTGGTATACATTGTCGTAACCATCTCTGATCTGACCTGTTACATCACCCTCACCAGTAACGATGTAGTGAGCTAATTCATCCAGATAAGGTTTGATACGCTTGAGCATACGAGGATCAATATCCTTCAATAGCTTTTGTTTTAGTTGTTCCTGCTTAGCTGTATCCCCAAGCATATCGAAGATATCTTGTGTAGAGATTCCAGCTAATCTGACTGCACTTAAATCACTCTCCAATACAGTAGTAGTTAGTAATTGCTCTTCACTAGTAGTGACATCAGGAAACAGTTTAGCAAAATGTTCTTCATACCCTACTTCTATCATTCTACGTAATTTAGAGATGATGAATTTACTTCTAAGTAGTAGTAGAGTCATCTTGTTAGATAGAGTACCAGTACTCATCTCATAGAGAGTATCTCGCAAAGTCTTACTAGTTATACTGCTAATAATCTTCTCTCGGACTTCTCTTACAGAGGGTAATCTGCTCAAGCTAAATGAAGCAATATTGTAGATTCCTAGAGGAATTCCTAATTTGCCCTCAATTTCAAGTTGGTTGATACGTCTGTGTACTGAATTTGCATACGCTTTTACTGCATTATTTGCATTAGTGAAGGCATCACTAACACCTTCAGAAATTTCAGCATATTTAGAAATCTGACTATTCTGAATCAGTACCAATTCTTGAGCTAAATTAAGTAAGTCAGCATATGCATCCTGATCTTTTGTGCCCTTAATAGTACGAATAACGTAATCAATAGCCTTAGAGATTAGATCCATTAAGTGATCGAACCACTGATCAGCATCATGATGCTTAGGAGTATTTTTGAAAGACTGCAGTGCTCTGATATAGTGTCGGTTAGTGAGACCCAACATAATAAACTCAGCAAGCTCATCTACATTTTTATCTGTGTTATCTAGTAGATAGTTATACAGCTTTTTAGCATGACTAATATCTGCTTCAGATGGATTAGCAATTCCTTGTAGGAACACTTTATACCCACCATTTTCATGCATGTAAGAAGTAAGGTTATCTAGCATTAGCTGAGCATTTCTAGCTAATCTCTTGTCTCCTTGCAATGCACGAGTAAGAAGAATATGCCCATTCTCATGTACGTACACTTCTGCTGGTGTTTGTGCCAGTAATGTAGCAGGAGCTGCACTTCTATCTAAATTAACACGGATAAAGTCATCATGTTTAGCTGCATCACCTTGGGTATATCCATCAATGTCAGTAATCGCCATCTTAATTTGTCCCAACTCTTTGAGTACAGGACGCATAATGGTCATTACTTTTGATAATTGGTTTTCATGGATAGTCTGTTCAGTTACAGATCCGTAATGAGCTGAACTGATAGTTCTGAATGCATCAAAGATACTGGTGAAGTTAGCTAAAGTAATGTCACCTACGCTCTTACCTCCATCAAAGAACCATGTATTAGGGGTGATGTTCTCTCTTTCAAGACTATTTAGAGAGTAGTCTACATCCATGTCTACATTATAAGAGCCAAATAGATCGAATGACCCTTCTGCTTGTATGTTCTCCTTTACAAGGGAATCTACAGTAATTTCCTGTATATCAGGAACGTATGCATCATCTTTGACTTGGATTAAAGAGCCATCTTCCCTATTTCCATACATAGGGTTAATACTCATTTGGGTAGAACGTAGCTGATCAAAATAAGTATCGTAGAACCTATCTTTTGCATCTGCGTGTTCTTTGAGAGTATTTAGTGTCTCTTGGAATTTACCAGCAAAGGTTTCACCTACTTTAAGACTATTATGCGGAGAACTATTCCACACAACAAAGTAAGGATTGTAGTTACCAGCTAATAGCTTATTTACATCTGTATGCTCAGTTAATGTAACTTCTTCTAAGCCTGTCTCTTCATTTTTAACTTGATTGAAGATGTTGCTGAGAAAATCATAGGCATTTCTAGATAAATTAACTTCTTTACTGGTAGTTAAATAATCTTGTGAATATCCCTCAGCTATAAGAGGCATAACTACTGGAGAACCCAGTGAAGCATCAAATAGTGTTAATTGATTAGGATGCTTCCGGAGTTGTTTGTGCTGAATAGTAGCGTCAATATTAATGATTTGACGAATTACAGGCTTTACCCCGGGGAAATCAAACTCAATAAATACAGGAAGAGACTCATCCTTAACTACAGTACCTTCTGAATTCAGAGTCTTTGTAACAGTTCTGGATCTAGATAATGCACTAGTTAATAGTTTTGCCTGTGCTTTGTCTGCATTTGTTTCTGCTGACTTTACTTGCTTATCAATCCATTTAGGTCGTGCTCTTCGCTGCCCCATAACAGATAAATCGATAGCAGAATCATCATCTAAATTAAGTGGCCCTTTGAAGTGAGGGAAGAATTCTCTAAGCTCCACAGTAGCCATACGTTTAACAGTAGCTACAGAGGGTACATACCCCCTAGTCTCCATGAACTTTTGGATCTTCTCACGGAGTTTAACTGTAAATACAGCGTGAGTTAAACCTACTGCATCATTGATAGCAGTACGTCCTTCAGCTACTTTACCTAGAATCTCATTGAGGGAATTATCGTATACATCCTCAAATTTTTCCTGCAGTACTGCACGAAAATCTCCGAATTCAGTAGACTCAGTAAAGTTGTAATGTGCCATTGGTATCTTGGCATTAGTTACTAACTCTTCAATTGAGTACAGAACATTATCTTTATCTAGTTTTCCAGAAACTGCTACACCACGAAAACCTTCTTCAATTTCTCGAGAACGCTCTTTAATTTCATTCTGTCTATTTACAAGTTCTTCTAGAGTAGAGGAAGCATCATTAAGCTTTTCACTCATCTCTTTCTGTTTAGTTAGTAAAGCATCCCGACGGATAGTTGCAGCTTTAATCTCGTCAGCTAAATTATCCTTCATACTGTTTAAGTTAGATAACGCAGCATGATCAGTAGATGCGGTGTTTGCGATAATCTCTTCTACATCTGAAATCTCTTGCTCAAGAGTCGCAAGTTGACTAGTTTCATTTTTAAGATCTGAGATTACTTGTTTTCTATCTTCAGTTAGTGCTTTAACTTCAGCTAATGGCTTAGCACTATCGATCTCTAAATCACGGTATTCATTTTTTAGTTCAGCAACTTCTCTTTGGGTATCAGTCAGCAGTTCTTGGATAGACTCACTAGTAATCCGTCTAGCTTGTCCTCCATACAAGAAAATGAGAGACGGATATTTAACTAGGTTACGTACTAACTTCCTTTTGCTCAGCTCCATTGTAAGCTTGTTAGGGAAGAGTTTCTGCATGTCAGATAGCTGAGGTCCAATGATTGTATCTAGCCCCTCAATCATCTTATCAGCGAGTTCTGTGTAGAGGTCATTTACACTCTTCACATAGGATTCAAAATCAGTTTTATCTTTTGTGTAAGTACCAACTTGTCTTAGTTTGTTTACCAGCTCTTTAGCGTCATAAAATGGGAATTGCATAAGTGCCATTGCAAACCCATTAGAAATACCATCCACTTCCAGTGCAATATCTGAAGTAAATGAAGTAATATTTCCACTCTTATCAATTGCATTTACATATTTAGTTAAAGCTACTACACCAGATAGCAGAGACATATCTGCATCAAAATGTTTTAGTAGTTCTGTAATTGCTTCAGCTTTTTTAGCATTACTACCTTCAGTGCTGAATGCCTCAATAGCCTGTTTTACAGAGTCCCTTTCAAGTAATGCATCAAATTCTTTGAGTACATTTTCTGTGGTGAGCTTGTCAGGACTTAGCTGAAAATTATCTACTACAGCTAATTTAAACCAGTTAATGTTATCTTCAGTGTACTTAACAGAGTCATGGGATTTAACCATACGTCGAGTAATATGAGATGCCTGCCCATTAACTAATCCTGTCATGAAAATGCGGTATTGATTCATTACCCCGTATGTAGGGTAAAACGCATCTAGCATCCCGTCTTCATAGAACTCAATAAGGTTTCTAATCGTAGCAATCTTATTTTCGTTTGCTGCTTCAATAGAGATTTGATCTACATCACTATAGAAAGTGGTATCAGGTACATGATCCACTAATGCAAGCATAGCTTCGATACTAGCTTCGTCTTTAAATAGCTCAATAGCTAGTTTAGTAATATCAGTAGTAGTGTGCTTCTGTTGTTCCAACAGCGCAATTGTCTTCTGAATTTCAGAAGAGGTATCTAATAATCCAAATTTAACGTGCGCTTTGTGATTCTCTAGTGGCTGCTGTAAAGGAAGTCCTTTATTCAGATCCTGAATACCACCTAAAATCTCAAATATTTTATTAATATCGTAGAGTGTTTTACGATTACCTACTTGGTAATCCCGAATTAGTTTTTTATTCTGCTGAGAGGTATTCTCGTCAGATAGCTTTTCAGTTAAAGCGTTAGTTACTACTACGAACTTAGCTTGACTACCTTTATTAAAAATACGTTCTGATGCTTTTTCATTACCTTTAAATTCAAAAGTATGAGTAAAGATCTTGAACTTGTATACCTTTTCGATGCCAGCTAATTCTGTAGAATTAGTATAAACATCCGAAGCTATACGGAGAGCCATATCCCCTAAACTTCGTTTTACATTTTCTTGGATTCTAGATCTAATATCTTGCTGTTCTTCAGTACCGTCTTTGACATCTCTAAGACCGGAAAATACAGCAATTTGACCTCCCATACTTGCAGATAGAGTACTGTAGAATCTACCTAAAGGGCCGCTCTTATTTTGGTTTTCAACCTTATTCTCTAATTCAGCGATTTCAACTGAGTTAAGGTTTCTTTCAGTAGTGCCATATAGGAACTGACTCTTTTCTCGCATAGTTGGTAATGGGTGATTACTACCTTGGGTAGTTAGCCAAGATTCCACAACCATCATTGAGGCAAAAATTAAATCATTAGGTAGAGTAGTATCAATTACACTGTCAGATACCTTCTTACCTTGAATAAAATTGTAAAAGAAGCCAATGCCATTGTTAGGCATATGTATATCACTTCTCTCTACATCTTTTAGTCTAATGCGTTCTGCTGCTGCTTTATAAGCGATGAACTTATTTGCAATCCTTTCTGCGTATTGCTCAATATGCTCTTCTAACTCTTCGGCAGAATTCTTGTATGCAGCAGGTAATGCCTTTGGATCTAATTTCATTACCTCCATGATCTTTGCTTTAAGAGTTTCTTGAGACTCAAATACAGAAGGAGGCCACGATGCTGAATGGTGTGTTGCTGGATCTTTGCGAGATTGGAATAAAGCATGGATATCAATACGTCCCTTACCTTTACTAAGGGTAAGTACCTCTTTAAAGAAATCGGTTAATTCTTTACTTTCATCAAAGCTAGTCTGAAGAGGATTCTTCATTCTGTTTAACCAATGAGAAATCTCAGGAACTACTTTCTTAGCTTCCATCATAATCTTGGCTGCTTGGTCCAAGATTTGCTTTTGTTCAGTAGGAGAGAATTCTTTAATTCTACGTAACTTGTCTGTTACTTCCTCATTTGTTAATGCATCAGCAATTTGATCAGCATTATCAGCAGACACGTTTTGGAGTATATTATCTACTTCTGCCTTACTTGCTACTTCAGATTCAGAACTGCCAACTTGCTTATCTACAACTGGTTCACCCTTTGTTGGCTTACCCGCTTCATCCTTGTAAATCTGCTCTAGTATATCGTATTTCACAGATTTGACAGGTATTTGTAGATTACGCTTATTAGCCTCTGCAACTAATTCATCAACAGAATACTGGAACAACTCCTTCAGATTATCTAGCTGAGTATCAGTTAGACTATCGATCCCTAAATGGTGTTTAAATATTTGGTTCCACAGACTGAACTTAGTTACTTTAGATTTAGTAGTAAGTTGCTCTTCCTCTAGATCAGCATTCAAATGCTGGTGGATGTGCGCTTTTAATTGATTGAGGGTAGCTTTACCATCTAAGCTTTTTAGCTTGTCATAGGATTGCGTACTCTCAGAGTCCATAGGAGGCTTTGTAGGAGCTTCTGTAGGAGTTTTAGTACGAGTACTCACCTGCAGTGGATCAGGAGCACCCTTAGGCTCTGTGACCCTATCCTGAGAGCCTTTAAGAGAATCTTTTACCAGTTCTGCTGCAACTCGTTTCTCCAGTACATTCTGTAAAGCATTAGCTGCTTTAAGAGCTGAAGATATATACGCTTGTTCTTTCTGAACACGTTGGAATAATTTACCTGTTTCTCTCTGTCCAGCATAATAGAAGACCTGTTTAGTCTCATCAGGATTAGCTTCCCTGGTTTCAGTATTTTCTTTCTTAGCTTGTCGAGCTTCAGCTAAAGAAACAACTTTAGGATTACCCCAGTGTTGTCCTTTGTCTGATCTAGTACGGGTGAGCAGAATTGCTTTACCTTCACTATCAGGTAAGCTGTCGTAATCACTTTTAGCTTCAGCAAACTTATTGGCTTTACTGGTATGTGATCGGGCAAAATCACGTAGATACTTAATAGCTTTCGCTGCTTTATCCGTATCACCGCTCTGAACTAAATCAAGTATCTCTGCTAGATGTGTTCCTACCGATTTATAGTAAGGCTTATCTACATTGAGGATATTCTTGGAAGTACCTTTGATACCTTCGTTAGTATCAGAGCCAGTTTCTTCCTTAAGCTTTTTAGCTGGAGTAGATTGGTTAAAGTCATTTAGAGCACTCTGTAGTAACTGTAAGTCACCATCTGTTAGTTGAACAGGTGCAGTTACTGTTCCAGTATTGGTAGAAGTATCTGTAGTTCCCTGAGTAGTCTGTAAGTTTAGCTTCTTACGTAAATTTTGAACAAGTTCAGAATTAGCTAAGCTATGTAGCTCAGTATCTATTGTGGTTCCAGATTCTTTAATCTTGGTAATTATGTTCTGGAATCTAGTGTAGACCTGAGGCCCAGTACTCTTATTTACTCTCTTCTCGAAAGCTGCAGCAGCTTTGGCTATCGCATTCGAGTCTGTACTATTCTCAATAGTATCTAGCAGCTCATTGAGTGTATCAACTTCTTCAGATGCTTTAATGACTTCAGGGGTGACATCAGTAACTGAACTATCAATCTGCCTAGATAGATTCTCAACTACTTCTTTAGCAGCAGTAAATGCTGTCTTCTGTTTTTCAGTAATACTGGAGTCTGATTCTTTTTGTGCTTTTCTGGCTTCAATTAGAGACTGTTGGCTCTTAACTAATAGTTCGGCAGCTTTCTTTCTACCTTCTTCAGTATCCTTATCTAATTCAGCGGCTGCTAGTGCAGTAAAGTCCCCGGCAATCTGTACTGCCATATTGTGCGCAGATTCAGTAGTTACTGTTCCAGCACCAACATCTAGTAAATCAGGATCGTCTTCATCAATACCTACTGCTTGCGTATACAGTGTATTACGGTAGTTAGCTAAATCATGCAGAATTTTACGAGAGGTTATACTATTTTTACTGGCTTCTTTAGTTACTTCAGTAAGCTTTTTAACACCACCTACAGTTGCTGTAGCAGCATCTGAAACTACATTTTTAGTTCGTGCAACAGTACGCTTAACTACACCTTTACCTAAAATATCAATCTCTTCAGTTAAGTCTTTACGCTCTTTAATCAGATCTGCTTGTTCAGTTGCATGTTCTTGGTTATACGCTATTAACTTTTGTTCAGTAGCTCCTGCATTTTTAAGAGCTTTGCGCCCATCACTGATTTCAGCAATACGAGTCTGTACTTCTTCTAAGCGAGTCTGTAGTTCTTTAGATTGCTCTTCTCTCTTCTGCTTAGAAGCTTCTACTCTAGATTTAGCAGCTCCAGTTACTGCCTCAGTAACCTTCTTAGTAGACGATTTCTTATCTGCATCAGTTAACTGGTTAAAGTCTGCTTTGGCTACTCCAGATGCATCTTGTAACAGGATCTCTAACTCAGCAATTTCAGCTTGAGTAGATTCAATCTTCTTATCTAATCGACCCTTATGCCCATCAGATTTAGGAGTTGTCTGCTGCAGTTTGACTAATCGCTTCTTTTTCTTTTCAATCTCTCTTTCTAGTGAACCAACAACTTGTTGTCCACGTTTAGAGGATAGATAGGAATCGATAATTTTTTGTTTACGTTGTTTGTACGCTTCTCGCCTTGCTTCGAGTTTATCAACTACCTCTTTATTCTCTAGAGTGTAATCATTAGTGAGATTAGTTCGTGCTTTAGTTAACTCATCATTAATTTTATCAATTTGTGTCTGATTCTGATTTAGGATGATGCTAACTGGTACATCCCCTTCAGAGAACTCAATAACTTCTAATTCGTTATCCTGTTCAAGTGTAGAGACTTCTTCAGCAGTTTTAGTTTTCTTCTTCTTAAGTGAAGGAATAGTTTCTGTAGCACTTTCTTGCGTAGTTTGTAATGCGGAATCTAGTGCTGTATTGGCTATATTAGCTCCAATTACTGATGCTTGTACCCCGGGGCCACCAGTAAAACCTTGTATTCCTGCTGCTCCAATTACATGTTTATCTACATCTGCTAAAGATTTATTTAAATCTTCACCGAGTTGTTCAAATGTCTTAGTAGTACTTTCAGATAAACCTTCTGCTGTACTACTTGCTATTGCTGTTCCTGTAGCTTTGGCTGTTTTGCGCAAAAATCCTTGAGGACTCTTGGAGAGTAAATCTAATAAGTGTCTAGCACCTTTACCTAGAATTCTATCACCAACAAATTCTGCAGCTACTGCACCCAAAGCATGACCGAATAATTCTAATTTGTTTCTAGCAGTTAGATCTTTATCTGCATTCGCATCTACAAATTGATCATAGTATTTTTTTACTTCAGTAACTGCAAATGAAGTAGCTAATACAGGGTTAGCACTGTATAAGAAGGTATAAGCTAATGAAGGAATACCTGCTCTTAATGCAGGTCCGGGGTTATCTAGAGCATAATCAACTGCACCTAGGAAACCTCCTTCTTTAGAATGGTCTATTAATCCTTGGTTAAATAATTGCTGTTCGGATGTATCGTACCCTGTAACTTCTATAGCAGCATTATTAGCAATTTCTTTAAATTGCTTACGTCCCCATTTCTCATAAATACGTTTTTCATCTGTTTCAGCTAATAATTTATAGATGTTACTCTTAACAAATGGAATATCTGTAGCAGGATTGAATTCCCCAGATTGAACTCTCCTGTATTTATGTAAAATTCTTGGAGTTATAAATCCAAGGTTTTCCATCTTATTCCAAGTAAGATCACTAGGAAGATCTACTTTTTTTCTTAACTCAGCATTGTAGTCTTCAGCTATATCTTCAATAGTGCCTGTACCAGTTAAGACCTGTTCACCTTGTTGAACTTTTTCAACGAAGAGATTAAAAGCTTCTGTAACAGCTCCCTTAAACGCATTTCCCCAAGCACCAGCATCAAATACACCAGCTAAATTATCATAATCTTTCTCTGGTGTTTCTTGTGTAGGAGTATCTGCAATATATGGAGGAGCCTCTACATAAGTAGTAGCATTGATCTCATCAATCTCTTCTTGGGTAATTCCTGTATTATTTTGTGGAGGTTCAGCAGCAATATCTTGAGGTGTTTCAATAGGAGGAGCAAAATGCTCTTGTACAGGAGCTGTAGGTACATGGTTCTGTACTGGAGCCACAGGAGGAGATAGCTCTACTACTTGCGGAGCTACCATTGCTTCTTTTTGTCCTAAAATAGCAGCTTTAGCTTCTGTAACTACAGGGTCTATTCGAGCAACATGAGATTGTTTAGCCCTGCTAATAGCAGAGTCTAAGAGGACCTGTCCCATAAATTACTCCTTAAGGGTAAATGTAGTTTTGCCAATCTGTGTCTTTTAGTTGTTCTTGATTGGCTATCTTTTCAGAATCTTCATAACGTTTAATAGCACTAAATCTAGCTGCCTTGTAAACGTCGTTATACCACTCTTGAGCAGTAGCCCTATCCCAACCTTCCATATCCTTTCCGAAAGCACCTTCACCAGTGTAGATATTGTCATTGCTACCTGCGAAAGAGATACCAAATTCATTAGTACCAGAAGTGGAGAAGATGATTGATCTATTCATATTCTCAATAAATAGTGCTCTCTCTACCTCACTCGTAAAATCAATTTTATGTAGGATGTTATTTAGTCCACCTACTAATTGAGTATATCGAG